GCTGACCACATATATACCTGTATTCTTCTATTGTTGGGCAATTGCCCCGGACTAATGCCTCGGAAAGCATGTCCATGCGGTCTTTGTACTCGCCTAGAAGAACATCATAAATTTTATAATCCATTATTCACCCTTTTTAGGAACATTACGTCTAGCAGCCATTACCGCTTGAAGGTTTCTACTGATTACGTCTTGGCTTTTCATGTCACGGTTATGTTTGTTACCCGTTTCATGTTTTTTAAAGTCATGTTGCTGTTTAGATACTTGTTTTACAGCATCAGCTACCATTTTAGTGTCTTCTTTTGCTGCATTAAACTTAAGTTGCTTATCTGATTTAGCCATGTCTGCTTGTAACTTAGCCTTTTCAAGTTGTAACTGTTGGACTTTGAACTGCGCATCGGTCATGTCTTTTGTTTCTTTGCGTTTCTGTTCTGCGGCTTTAAGCTGCAACTCTTGTTGTTGCATTTGAATGATTGGGTCTTGTTGCATTTGCTGAGCTTTTTGTTGCTGAGCTTCTGCTTGGTTTTGTTGTAACAGACGCTGCGCAGCCTGCGCCAACATCGGAGCCAAGCGTTTCTCAACTTCTGGGTCCATAGACATTACTTCACCGTCTACATCTTTCTCTGGTGGTAACTCCATACCCAACTGTTTCTCTATCTCAACACGGTATGCATAGCCTAAGTGCTCGTTAATATGAGCCATCATAGCCGCTTGAATCTGCGGAGCCATAGGGTTGTTCTGTACTAGAGCCACGATTTTCGGGTCTTGCAATGCAGCTGTGTGAACCGCGATATGAGACTGATGGTCTTGGTAAGAAAACGCCTTGACCGGTTTCATCATCAATATGTTCTGATTCTCGGTCACTGGGTCCATAGGCTTCTGGTCCTCGTCCATAGGAATTAACTTACCTACATTCTTAATACCCATCACTTCTAACATCTGACGGTGTAATAAAGGCATGTTGTATATCTGAGGAGTTTGTTGCGCTAACTGCATAACAGCTTGGTACTGTACAATCTTCTGTGCCATTGTTGAGGCGTTAGGGTCAGATACAGGGATTACCTCTACGTTATTGTAGTCAGATTTCTTAGCCTTACGGTCGCCTTCTTCTGGCTCGTAGTTATAATCATCTGGAGTGTATGCTGCGATTATTTCTTTAAGGAGACCTAACTCTTGCTTCATAGAATAGTGTATGCGAGCTTGTACGGCTGACATAACCTTCAAGGTACGCTCTAAAATAGCAAGTGTTGTTCCGACTGGAGAGTTAGCTGACATGTCAGAGATTTGCAAGTCTGCTGTATTAGCGAAGCGACGACCTTCTTCTACGATTTGGCCTAATAAGCCCATAAGAACTTGTGAAGGCTCTTTGTATGGTAGAGGCATAATATTGTCACGCATAGTGCCTGACGGTACATCTACATCACGGAACTCACCTGGAGCTATCGGTGTGTCATCACCCTTGACACGAAGTCCGCGAGTTTTAAAACCACCCGGTAAATTGCTGAGCGTACCCGCATCAACCAACTGGCGAATAAGTGAAGTGCCAGACTTAGCAAAAGCCCCGACCAGATGAATAAGCCCAAAATAATAAAAGCCGAAACCCGGAACATAACCATAATGGACGAAGTGCTGACGTTTTTGATAGGTTTCATCTTCAGGGTCCCAGTTGCGGCGTACTGCTAATACAGTGTTAGTGCCTTTCTCTATAGTTATGACGTATGGCAGCGCAATGCCTGTAGCTTTACCATCGTCGTCCTCATGCTCGTAACCCGGTAGGTCGTAGTCGACGTGCATCTCTAATACTTTGTAGCGTGAGTCACTTGTGGCACGGAAGCCCATCTTCTCGGCTATCTTCTTCTCTACCTCATCTAATACATCCGATGGGTCGCCCAACTCAACATCACGATAAAACCCAGCCACTTGTAAGCGACGTAGTTCATTCTCTGTCTTACGCATTACGTGGGTTACACGCTCTGCTGACTCTAAGTTAGACGCGCCGTATGGCACAACGATATCTTCTGCCGGTACAAATAGAGATACTTGACGGTCTAGATGCGGGTCAAAGTACACTTTCTTAAACGCGTTACCACTTAGACCTAGGCCCCATAACATGCGCTCATGCTCTGGACGGTATTCCTTCATCACATCAGTAAGCTGGTAGTTCATGTCATCTTGCACACGAAGGGCCGCATCTTTTTTCTCTACGGTCTCTTTACCAATTATCTGTGTCTTAACTGGGCCAGCTGCAGGGAACATCGACATCATAGTCTCAGCCTGAAACTTAACTAGCGCTTCACTTAATAGTGGGTGGTACACACCACACGCGCCTTCCCATGGCTCGCTACGTTCTTCAATCTTCATACCTAGCAACTCTAGACCATCTACATAGGTTTGTATCCAGTCTTTGCGGGACGCTAAGTCATCTTCATAGTCAGAGACAAGTTCTGAAGCCATTGTAGTCAACACGCTGTCATCCATGTCCTCGGCTAAGTTCTTATTAAACTCGTCCTCGTCAACACCTGGCTCGATGTCTATCTCTAAGTCACCTATCTTGATGCCCACGCTCTCTGGGTCTTCAATCTCTATCTCGATGGGCGGTGCAGTCTCATCATCCTCGGTCATGCCTAGGGGGGCTTGGTATAACGCTTTGTCCATATTTGTTGCCATAATATATTCCTTTAATAGTATGCAGCTTTTCTTTTATATTTATATAACATGTCGTCGTCAGGCTCATCATTAGGAAGTTTGATGAACCCCCCTTGTCTGAAACGAAATAGTGCTAGTGTTGTAGAGTCGACTTGGTCATCGTTTGCCCCGCTCGGAAAGTCGTTGCACTCCTCAATAACTTCTCTAGCCCATCTACGGTCCGGTGCCCACACAATGCCAGAGCGAAATAAGTCAGACACCGCATTTACTCGGCTTATCTTATCCTGCCCTTTTCCTGGCGTGAACTCACCTAGTGGAAGTCCCATCCTACGCATCTCTTGATACAACGCTGAGCCGTTGGACTTCTTCTCCACTATGAACGAGTCAGGCTCCCACTCCTTATACTCCTTGAGTGCTAGCGCTTTTAACTCCGGAAACTCCAAACGCTCTTTTATTGCGTTTAACAGGATTATATTATAATTAGACACTTCCTCGTTATAAAAAACACCCCATGTTGTCAATGAGTTATAGTCAGCTCGGTTGTTAGTCTCCTGAGCCGCGTCCAGCGCCATAATAATAAACTCACACTGTGGTGGGTCTTCCTTGTCCCATATCTGCCACCACTCCCTCTTTATCAGCGCACCTTCTTCTGACGTAGGGTTTTGTAAATATTGTGCATTCCAGTAACGGACGTCCAGCACGGCACGTTTTGCAGCTAACTCTTCCAAGGACCAGAACTCGGGCCACAAGGGTACCTCGTATTTTTCTGTCTTTATTTCTTTATGTTCTATGTTGTCCTCGTCGACAACGGTGTACTCTATCTTTCTTTCCTTCTCGAGTATTGCGGGGAACTCTACTATCTCCCAGTCCTCTGCGTCCTCGTTCTTAATCATCTGGTTTAGGATTTGTCCGGTCAAGTCAAGCTTAGACCACCTAGTCATTACGACAATTATCGCACCACCTGGCATAAGACGCTGAATAGGGCCAGATTGAAACCATTCCCAAGCAGGAAGAAAAACATCTGCTCGCCCCTGCTTAGCTTCTTGTTCAGAATGAGGGTCATCAATGATAAAAAGGTCAGCGCCTCGCCCAGCAAGAGCGCCACCAACACCAATTGCAAAGTATTCACCATTAAAATTAGTACCCCATCTACTTGCACTTTTACTGTCTGACTGCAGTTCTACCTGCGGAAATATGTCTTTATAGGGGTCTGAACCCACCAAGTTACGCACTCGACGCCCGAAGTTAACAGCCAAGTCCGCTGTGTGTGATGCCATAATAATCTTCTTATGTGGGTATTTGCCCAAGAACCAAGCCGGAGCTAGGTACGATATCATCTCTGACTTACCATGACGCGGTGCAATGTTAACTACAACCCGTTTCTTCTTGCCCTCGGCAATCTCCTCGAAGATTTTAGCCAGTCTTTTGTGGTGGGCACCTACCTTATAGTCCGGATACACATGGTGTATGAAGTCAAGGAACGAATCCTTAGCCACTTCTTGGGTTAAACCATCCTTATATACCTTTAATAGAGGTAAGACCTTGCGTTTCTGCTCTTCCGACATTGTCGGGAAGGCGTTTTCTATCTTCTGCACGTCTTCAGCCGTGAGTTTTCTTTGGGGTTTACTCACTACGCTTGCTTTCTATGACTTCGCCTTCAATAACCCTGCCTTTTATGCTACCAAGCACCTTTAATAGCTCATCTTCTACTTCTTCTAGGGTCTGATGCTTAATAACTGTCTCGGTTCTCTTCTTAAATGCGTCGACTCCGTCTACTTCACCCAGTTTTGCAAGGGCAGACAGCCTTGTTTTAGCATCTTTACCCGTGGCAGCCTCTTTTACTAGGCCGTTAATCACGAAAAGCTTCAGTTCAGCAAGGTCATCGACCAAAACGTGGGTGGTTTCCGCCACAAGACCCGCCAAAAAGGCCATGGTTTCGTTTGGATACCGTGTTAAATCTAGTTTTGTGTTGGGGTCAGACATAATTTTACGCGCCAAATCAATCGCCTCGGTCTTCTGGGCTTCATTTGGTTCTATTGGATTGCCTGATAGGTCAGATAAAAGCTTAATTGTATTAGCCCGCATCTGCAGTTCTTGTTCTAGTGTTAGTTGTGGCATAGCATCTTGCGCATTTTTAGGCAAGGGTATGTCTTCTTCTAGGGGTGGCACGATTAGTACATCTTCGTCCTCGGGGGAATCGTCGATTATTAGTACGTCGTCATCTGTCATCTTTATAAACACCGTTTTTGTGGGGTGGTATGAGTAGTTATGTATAGTATGAGTAAAGAATTGTTTTGTCAAGGTAGTTTTTAAAGTATTTTATAACTTTACATATGAGTTCTGAGATTTTTTTGCGAAATATTTTTTTAGTTTGAGTTTTGAAAAATGAGGGGCCTATTTGTATTTTTCTAAATGTATACACCTCCGATGGAACCTAATTGAGGATTTGGGGGGTGGGGGTCGCGCAAAAAGCCGAAATACTTTACATATGCTGAAATTTCCCGCTATAAATATAATACGTTCAACAAGAACGGATACTAGGAGTAATCAAATGAATCACACATACAACACACTAACAGCAGTAATGGCATTCGGTATTATGTATTGGTCAGCAGATGTAATAGCTGATGGGTCTGGTCTATTCTATATAGCCACACTGATTGCAGGCACTGTCTTATTAACCATAGCATTACGCAACTCACAGGAGAAATAAAATGAAAAACAGAATGTTTGATGAAGGCGGTCTTAGCCTATTGGTTAGGATTTATTTGTTCATAGCCATAGTAGTATGGCTTGTAGTGTTTGCTTAACATAACCGCGCCCTTCGGGGCGCATTAACTAGGAGTATTAAAATGCATAAAGATATACATTATGATTTAAGTAATAAACCAATGGCTGAATACAATGCACTTAAAGATTGCATGATGTGGTTGGGTAACAAGCAGTTCAATAAGGTAGCAAAGATATTTGAGAACTCAGAGGAAGGTATCCCTCACGACATATTATTGTTCGGCTTGGGTATGCAAGGTATACAAGGTTACCCTGCTGAAGTGTTCATCAAGAAGTTCTATTACAAATCAATCTAACACAACGGGGCGGTGACAGCGCCCCACATTAACTAGGAGATATAAAATGAATGAGATTAAAGTATTCCAAACAGGTAGACATTACTCTGAGAAGGGTCAACGCATTGCATACACATGGGACACTAACAACATATACTTTGTCGATGCTGACCGAGGGATTGATGGTGTCTATCCTAATGCCTTACATGAAGAGACTATCCCTCATTGGCAGATACTAGGTTTGTATGACCATGGTAATTACCGTCACTATGAACGCGATGAGTTACCCATACGTGATGCATTACAAGACAGAGCATATAACTTCTAGGGATTGGGGCTTCGGCCCCTTTCTTTTTGTCTTTGATACCAGTTACTAATCCCGAGCGTGGCAAAGCGCGCGTAACCAAGTGGGCTGAGTTTACTTAACAAATCGGGAAGCCCCGATTTTGAAATCCCAAAAACTTTACATTATCTGCGCTAATCGGGTATAAATA